TTTTCATCCATATCGTAGAGATACTCTGTACGAATTTTACAATATATTGGTGGTATATTCGCGTTAAGGTAGGCCATACTTTAATTCTCGGGTTATCCATAAATATCTCCCCAGTTTTTACCTGATTCAAAATCAACTTTATTTGGGACTTCTAGTTTAACAGCATTTTCCATAATTTCAATAATTTTATTTGCATGTTCTGGAGATTCTACAGATAAATCTAATTCATCATGAATTTGAATATGAGCAACAATACCTTCTTTATATAAATCTAACATGGCTTTTTTAGTCATATCAGCTGCAGATCCTTGAATTAATTTATTAAGAGCTTTGTAAGTATAAGCTCTCTTGATCCCTGGTCCGTGTTCCCTGAGTGCATCTTCATGTGACATGGCTTTATGCATACCAAACATATTCGGTTCCCATAAATGAAACCTACATAATCTTCCAAGTAAAGTTCTTATCTGACCACGTTCTTGTGCTCTATTAGAAGCACTATTCATTAACTGTTTTACAAAAGGTACTTTAGCATGATACTGATCAAATAGTTCAGCAGCTTTTTCTTTTGTTACACCTAGTTCAGCTTGTAATTTTGTTTTTCCCATACCATAAAATAATCCTAAGTTAATTGTTTTAGCCTGACTTCTAGGTATGTCTGCCATATCTGCAACAGTTTGATGGAAGTCTGTATCTGGATTATCATTATATTCATCCACCACATCATACACTGATGGAAATTTTTCTAATGCTGCATAATGTGCAACCAATCTAGGTTCTTGTTGTGAATAGTCAAAACAACCCCAGGTACAATTTTCTTCTGGTAAGAATAAAGATCTAATTTGTGGTCCTAGGTCCTTGTTCCTTGCTGGTAGTTGCTGTAAGTTAGGATTGTTATAACTAAATCTTCCTGTCACCGTACCACCAGCATCAGAACGGATCTGATTTATCTCAGCATGAATTCGTCCTTTATGTTCAAATCTTAAAATGGTATCTATAAAAGTTGTATGTGCCTTGTTAATTTCTCTAGCTTGTGCTATTTTCTTTACTAAAGGATGATTATGTTCAGAAAGAAAATTTTTAGTAAATGATGGTGCGTCTGATTTCTCTGTTCTTGAATATTCTAAACCGAGTTTATCAAAAACTTTTGCAATACTTCTTGCCGCCCAAATCTGAGGCTCAATACCTGTCTGATTTTTTACTTCTAACAATAAGCTTTCTTCTTTGCTTTGTAATTCTTGTTTTAATGATAGAGCCCGTTCTGCATCTACTCTCACTCCTTTAAATCTCATATCAACTAGACATGGAAATAAATCTGTTTCCAAATTAAAAATAGATTCTATATCTTGATGAACAATTTCTTTTTTAAAACATTGCCATAACTCTAATGTAAGTTCAGCATCTTTTTCTGCATATGATCCAACATGAAGTGCCGGTAGTTGCCACATATCTGCTTTAGGATCTAATCCTCTTTCTTTAGCAGCTTCATTTAAAGCAGCTTCATTTTTACCGTGACCTAAATAATCCCAAGACAAAGAATTTAATGTAAATGAAAATCTATTCTCATCAATTAAACTTGCTGCAATCATCGTATCTACGATTAAACCATTGATTTTTATACCTAAATTACGTATCCAACATACGTCATACATTGCATTATGAAAGATTTTTATAGCTGAAGATTCACAAATATCTTTAAACCATTCTAAAGTTTTCTTACGATCCATGTTGGGTCCTGATCCGTGAGCAATGGGAAAATAAAATTTTCGTCCTGGTACAGCAACTGCAATACCTACAACTTCACCATTACCAATTACAGAACCTGAACCCAGTTTCTTTAAATCAGGATCTCTGGTTTCTAAGTCAATCGCTATTTCATCATACTGTCTTAAATCAGGATACTCTTCTGGTTCAATCCATTCTGTTTGTGCTACAAATAAAGGTACTTTCATTTTTTTTCCTTAGTTATATTTTTAATATCTTCTTCTATTCTGTCACCAACATCTTTAGGTTCTTTTTTCTTTCCAAAAATTTCTTCCCAACGTTTACGATATGTTTCATCTGATGGTCTTGACTTACCATCCCATTGTCTACCTTTTTCTTTTGTCATCGGTATCTTTCAATTTCTTTTTTTCTAATTCACAATAATGAATTATTTTTTCTAAATCTTCTATGCCATTTTTATTTAAATAACGACACACATATTTGATAACATTTCCTTGAAAGAAACTCAAGTTGTTCTTAGAAATGAATTCATAAGGTTGAATGGTAAAATCCTTGTAGTGATTCCCACCTATCTGCTTATCTTGTGGAAATATATCCTCAAACATTTTTTTATTTGTCATAGTTTTCCTTTATAGTTGTTGTGGCAGTTGTTGATTTAACAGGGATGATAAAAACTTGGGACTTTGAGGCCCCGAACCAACGTCGCTTGTTAGAGCATGAAGCTGCCACTCTCCATAGAGACATTCCCTCTATCCCGACCGGTTTAAAATCACAAAGAATAGCCATAACGCTCCTTCTTTGGTTTTAATAAGTATAAACTGTTTTTAGTTCTAGTAATGCCGACATACCAAACTCTATGTTCTTCATCAGCTTTACTAATATTATTTTCAATTGAATCTCTTATTTTTTTAGCATTATCTAAAACAACAATTACATTTTCACATTCACCACCTTTTGCTGCATGAATAGTTGATACTTCTATTCTAGGTTCCTGTGATAATTTTTCACCATTAGATAACATTGTTCTAATATAAAAACATTCATCCTGATCTGCTTTAGTAAATACATTGTACCAAATATCATCTTTATGATATCCAAAATCATTTAATTTATATAAAGCTTGTGTGTCTTTAAATTGTGGAGCTCTTGTTATATACTCTGCTAATTCTTTTGCATCAGCTGAAGATAATGCTGCACCTTTACATAACGCATTAAAATTTAATATAGATCTATAAAGCCTGGTATTATAACTTTTACCAAATCTATTTTTAAAATATAAATTATTTGTTCTTAATTGTTTTGATATTTCATCAGATCTATAAGTTGTTCTAGTTAAAATTAACCAGTCACCTTGAGTTAAATCAATATGATCCATATCAAATATATGTTGAACAGATCCCTCTACATCTTTTTTTGGAAAATAATCTTTTTGTTTTCTATTTGATATTCTTTCTAATATAACATTGGTTAAATCTTGTACTGCTGGTGGTATACGATTTGAATATCTTAACACCTCTTCTTCTGCAGGTTCACTTAAAAATCTTTCTACATCAGCGCCAGCCCAGGCAAAAATAGCCTGGTCATCATCACCTGCTAAATAAATATCTTTTGATTTTTCTTTCAATACATCAAACATCATCCATTGTATTGGAGATAAATCTTGAGCTTCATCTATAAATATAACATCAAACTCTTTACACTTTTCTTTTTCATTTACAAACTTAGTGATCATATCATTAAAATCATATAATGAATCACCTTTGAAATGATTATAGTTTAAATAAATATGACCTAATGTTTCATAATCAACTTCATCACTCCATTCATTAGTATTAAATTCATCTTCAACAGATATACCCTTAACTCTAGCTTTATTAATTAACCTAAAGTATTCACTATTAAAATTTAAATAACCAGATTCATCACCTGAATCTGTGACTCTTAAATTTAATTCTTTACCTATCTGTTCATAATGCACGGGTTGCATTACATTTTCTTCACTCATACCTAAAGTATGAAAAGCAAACGAATGTAAAGTTTGAAAATATCTTAAATCTTTTTTATCTAGTCCAGGATTCTTTTCTAACATTCTATCTCTAGCTTCATTAGCTGCTTTTCTAGTAAATGCAAAATAACCTATCTTATTTAAATCAGTTCCTTTTTTAATATACTCATCAACTTTTTCTAATAGTGTATATGTTTTACCTGTACCTGGAGGACCAAATATCTTTTTAATCATTAGAAATTTTCTCCTCTTACATTATTTTTAATAACCTGTTCAGGTTCTTTTCCATCTTCTAATAACTCAGGAAATTTATCTAAAGATACTTTGGTTACTGCTATTGGATTATTTGACTTATCTTCTCTATCTTTTTTTGGAAATCTTTTATTAACACCGAACTCTGCATTAAATAATCTTTTCATTTCCTCTGCAGTCTTACCTCTATTCTCTTTCCATTCTTTATTTTTTAAAGAATTATAAAAACTTGCAAAAACAAAATATGCATGTTGATCTTCTATTAATACTGCACCGGTTTTAAATGCTGCATAAGTTCCTGCTTTAGGTCCATTCAAATATTTACCTAAATATTCTTCTAATAAGTCATCATCACTTGTACCTTTTGGTGGAGGTGTTGTTAACTTAGGTGGAAATAAATTATCTAATATATCTTGAAATTCATTTTGTTTTATTTTTGGTGGAACCATATCAGCTGCTGCACCAATGATTGCTCTAATATTATCCAGTTCAATAATTTGTTTTATATTCTTTGCTCTAACTTCTTTTGTAGTTTGTCCATCAGGTAATGTAACATTAAATACATATTGTGGTTCTTTATAAGTTATTTTTTGTAATCCAGATAATGCTGGAAAGATTCTTTTCTTATCTGATAAATATCCAAAAGCTCTTTTCCTACATTCTGCTTTCATACATACTGGTTGTATTGGATCTTCATTACAAGTATGTCCTTTAGTTTCTCTAGCCCAAGATTTTAATTTCTTTTTAGTTTTTTCTTCTGTCCAATCAATAACTCCGTTTGTTCCAGGTTCAAAGTATTTACCTGGTGCAGCAATAACCATTTTCTCCCAATCATCTGGGTATTTCTTTTTAGCAAAGACCATATAGTTGT